ACCCCTACAGCGGTTGATGGCCCGAAAGACAGCCTCCCGCTCCTTTGGGGCCAGCGTGGCATCCATAGTTACCACCACGTTTCCGCCCTGCACCGACAGCGTGGCGTCCTGATCCGCGAGGCGGCGGATGGCTTCCCTGAACCGCTCATTCTCGTCGCGCAGGTCGTATATCTCTTGCGGCGTCCAATCGGCATCACAGCCGCACTCGGCCTCAGAGCGGGCTTCGCACTTGCAACCAACTCCGTCACCAACGCGGTGAGAACCACGCGATGGAATGGACTGCTCATTCTCGTCTGTCATGGTGTCATGCTCCTGTGTTCGCAGCCATTCATCTCTGGCGTTCTGTGGCTACTTGTCGTCCGTTGGCGGGGCCGGGAGCGGCATCCAGTGAGTCGGGGCGCAGCAACCTAGGCAGAACGTCTTGGTTACGGTGCCGATCTCGTGCCTCCACCAGCCCTCTCGTCTCGTTGCCGTAATGACGCGACCGAGGGCGACCACCAGCACTTGCTCGCCAACATTTGGCAGCAGCTCCGACACAGGAATCCAATCCCTACTCATATCCGTGATCGGCCGCTTTCCGTCAGTTTTCCGATACGCTTGGGGCTCCCGCTCCTCGTCGGTGATCGCGGCCTCGCCTGCGTCGATTACGCCCTGCAATCGCCGCACTTCCGCCGCAAGCAGGTCGGGGTCGCGACAGGTGTCGATGTCAATCCTCACTTCGTCCGCTCCAGCAGTCCAAGCAGCGTGCCCTCTGGCGGCTGAGTGATGTCGGCAACGTCGCCAAGCAAGCAATGGATCGCCTCGCGCTCCTCGCGTGACATCCGCAGCCGCTCGATCTCATTGACGGCCCACCGCACCACATCGCTGGCCTCTATGCGCTCTCCGCAATCTGGGTCGCCCAATCCCATGCCGCGGACGCCGTCAACCAGGCTGCGAAGCACTGGCATCAAATCAGGCTCGGATTGTTCATCATTTTTGAGCATTGTCGCGAACAGAAAAAGTCTTACCGTACGACCAAAACTCTTACGCCACGCAAGTCGCGCTCCAAAGCGATTACGATGAATCTCCATGAAACTGTTTTGCCGTCAACCCAGATTTCATCGCCACTTCTGGGCCATGATGGCCGCTCGTTTGGCCGCCATCTCATCCCTAGAAATAACCCTGCGAAACGGCTTCACAACGTCCGCCCCGATCGCCGTCACGCCGGAGAAACTGGCCGCTACTGCAGCCCCCACAAGGCAGTCCCACCAATGGTTGTCCCTGCCCGGGATCAGCTTCCACTCATCAACCGTCCGCATCTTGGACTCCACCCTGACAGGAGCCTCGGAAGACAAGTGTTCCACAAGCATCTCGTGGTTGCCGGCGTGGACGGTAAACGCCTGCGGATCGCCAACCGGCATCTTGATCCGCGAGGCCACGAACGTCTTCCAAGCGTTGGTGTCGTACAGGACGTGCCGCTGCTTGCCGATCGTCGAAGTCCTCCAGTTGACGCCGATCCGCTCGCCGCGGTCGGGCTTCTTGTCGCTGATCGTCTGGCCCGACGCACCCACGAATCTGCCGTGAGTCGGCAGCACCCGCGGGCCGTATGCCGACCGGCGGGCGAAGTCCCGCACCACGCCCTGCGTCTGCGCCCAGTTGGCGTCCACGAACACCTGGCCTACCCGCAGCACCGCCTCGTCGTCCTCGCGGGTGAACTCGCGGCCGAGGATCCCGGCGGCCACCGCCTCGAGCCCCGCGTGGATGGCCGCCTCGAGCGACACGTTGCCAGCCGCCTTCACCAACGTCTTCTTGGCGTCGCGGAGGGTGTAGTACGTCCGCCCTTGCTCTGGGTACGCACCGTAGGCGACCAGGTGGCCGCGGAGCTGCGAGCCCCACGCCACGACGGCCCAATACAAGAGTTTTTCCTGCACGTCCACGAACGCCGTCAGCGTGTCGCAGCCCCGGGGCACCACGCCGGCGGGTATTTCGATGGCACGTCCCCGGGCCTCGTCCGGCGAGATTCCAAGCGACTCCGCAGCGTTTTTCAGCGGCGCCTGCTGAAACTCCGACGCGAACACGTCCGGCCCGTCGTCGATAAGGGCGTTGTAGGCGTGCTGGATGGCACTGCATTCAACGTCCGGATCAAAGCACGACTGCCACGAGACGAGGCAGCCGCGGTCCATCTCGTCGCGGTTCGCCGCGTAGAACTTGTTGGCTTCCCGGTGGGCACGGGCCTGGTCGCCAACGATGTCCTTGGCGAACGTGCATCGCATCTCGCGATAGCGTTCCATCCAAAGGTCTTCGTGGCGATCGGCGAACTGCCGCACCATCGGGATCCGTTCGCCCTGCCAAGCCGGGTAGCGGCCTTGGTCGAGCAACTGGTCAACCATGTCGTCCTGCTCAATCACGGTGGCGTTGACCACGCAGGCCATGCTCTTCGTGTGGCCCGCCAGCTTCATCACGCTCTTCGTGAGAATCTCAAGCCGTGCCTGGCACTGGACAGGCGACCGGGCCGACTCACGGGTCTGCGGGTCGTCCACGATCGTGAAGTCGGGGCGAAGCTGGTGCCCTTCCGGCGTCTTCCACCGCAGGCCGAGGATTGAACCAGTGAGCCCGCGGGACATGATGATCGCACCGGACGAAGGCGATCCTTCGATCGTCGGAAGCACCAGCGTGTCTTTCTTCCAGCCGATGTGGGTTCGCTTGCCGTTGTGCGTCTGGCTGTTGCACCTCTGGGCCTTGCCCTCCAACGCACGAACTGCATGGCAGACCTCTGGGAAATCGTCGTATAGCAAATCGTTGTCGGACAGTTCAGTGCGGATCGAGTTGATCGCCTTCGCGGCAAGGTCCGACTCGGCGGCGAAGATTCCGCCGAACCGCTTGTGGCCGTAGAGCATGGCCCAAAGCAGGGCCAACTCCGACACAGTTGACTTGGCAAAACCGCGGTAGACGGCGTTTACGAACCGCCCGCCACGCAAAACGCAGTCCTGGATTCTGCCGATTACCCGCTTGTGGTCGTTGCTGAAAGGCGACAGGCCAGTTGAGTACGGGAAGTAAGTGACCAGGAATCGCTCGAGGTCGAGCCGGCACGACTCACGCCTTGCCGCATCCACCACCTTCGGAATATCGCCAATGTCGGCACCGCGGCGAAGCAGTTCGCGGGACCGCTCAATCTCCGCGTCGCGTCGTTTTTTCAGCCGGTCGTCGTCGCCGTCAGGCGTTGCAGTTCTCGCCATGACGGCTCCGAAGTGTGTACCAGTGGCAAAGCAGCGCGGCGTCCGCCCTGCCGTCGTCTTTCACCCGTGCGAACAGGTCGGCGTGCTGCGGCCATAGCCTGGAGGCGGCGGCGCGGTGGCTGCCCTTGTCACGGCTGACGCCCAGCGCCTTCGTCCACGATTGCGGACGCACGAGTGTGTGCGGGATGAACAGTGCGGCAAGCACGCCCTCGACGACACCGAAGCCACGCCCGAACGAGAAGGCGGACGTGGCACCGGTGCCTTGCACGCCTTGGACGTGCTCGAGGATCGCCATGTCAACGACATGGCCTTCGTCCCGGATCGCCTGCAGGGCAGCCGTGAGCCCGACCGGGCAGACCCGCCGCTTGCCGTTGATCTCGACGTTTGGCATATCGCGGCACGCAATCCGGCCGTCGCCAACGACGGCTATCGCACCGGATAGCCCAGGGTCAATCCCGATCAGTAGGCCCATGCTGCACCTCCTCGACGATCGTCACCGTCCTCGCTTTTCCGTCAACCCAAGAAACCACTCCGTCCCGCCGCATCCGCAGGAACTTCGCCGCCACGTCGCCGACGTTGGTGCCGGCTGCGTTGGCAACCTCCCGGAACGTGGGCGGGTAGCCCCTGGCGTCTCGGAGCCTGCGAAATACTCCGAGGAGCCACCGCTGCTTGTCGGTGGTGCCGTTTGAGCGGGCGTTGAGGATCCATGCGGCGGAGAGTTTGTTGGTCATGTGGCTGCCTTCTTTGCCTTGATGGCGAGATACTCGGCCCTGCGCCTGGCAACTTCCGGATCCTCGGCGGCCCGCTGCCACTCCGCGGCGGCAACAACCGCCGGGCGACGATCGTCCGGCCGCTTCGACGGCTCGCGGTGGGTGCCGCCACGGTCCTGGCAGTTGTTGAGCCAACTGGTGGTCAGCCACTTCCGCCAGTTCGACTTCTTGGCCTTCTTGGAGTTGGCCTTGAGCCACTGGGTGGCCCTGGCCAACTCCACCTGGATGTCGGCAGCCGGGTAGGCAGCCGCCCATTCGGCGAGGTCGGCGTCGGTGATGCCCTCCCACCCTGCGTCAGCAGACCATCGGACGGATTGGGCCTGCTCGGAGCCGGCCCGCGGAGCGGGACTGCTCTGAGCACAAGAGGTAAAGGGAATAGGGAAAGAGGAAGAAGGAAGAGGGAAAGAGGCGCAAATCGCCGGGAAACTTCCCGGCTCCTTCGTTGGATTTCCCGGCTCCAGCGTTGGATTTCCCGGTTTTGCGTTTTCCCCGGGAAAAACGACACTTTCCGGTGGCGGGGGCAGCTCTTCGGATCGCTCCTCGGGGTGACACCGCTGGTGGTCACGGAACTTGGGTATCTCGAGCACTTTCACGTCGCCCGCTTCGTAGGCGCGGACGAAGCCCCTGTCGGCGAGCTGCTTGAGCAGGCTCGCCATGTCGCAGTTTTCGTATGGGAATAGCTCGGCCTTGATACGCAGCGGGCGGTTTTCAAGGCGGCCATCACGGTCGGCCAGAGTCCATAGGCCGATGAACAGCAGCCGGGCCATCGGCTCGCATTCGGCGAGGTGCTCGTTTTTGTAGAACGACGGCTTGATGTTACGGGCGCGTGCCATTCACGGCCTCCATGTTGATCGGATGCAAGTTGCCGTCGTCGTCCACTATCGAAATACCCGGCCGACCACCGCGAAGGATGGCGTGGACTTGGTCAAGCAGCATCGACGCCTGCCGTCTGGTGATCTTTTCGTCGTCCATCGCGTCGAGAATCCTTCCCTGGACGCCTACCGCTGGCCGGATGGACGATTTCTTCATGAGGTCCGCTGACCACTTGTTGCCGCCGGCTGGTGGCCGCAGCTCCAAGTCAAGCGGGTCGGCCACGTCGATGAGGGCTGAGAGGTCGGACACGGCGTTCGTAGATTCGATGATTTCACAGGCCATATTTGGCCTCCTTTCCATTCCACCCTGCCGCGTCGAAGCGACCATCTGCCGTACAGATGCGTGCCTATCACGAGGGCGGCAATAGCTACGGTTAGCAAGCTGTTTTCTTGAACTGAACTCGACCGCTTCCGCTCCTTACTTCCAAATCAACAACGATTGCCGGACGGCTGTAGGCGCCTTCGCCCTGCGCGCCTCTTTTTGGATCATTCGTAAGCCTGCGATTGCCAACACAAACACCGCTCAAAAGGGCTTGCTTGTGTTTTTTTTTCCATGCCCGATTCCTCTCGGATTGCGCATCAAGCCGGTGGGATCCTGTTGGAGGTCGCAACTCAAATCCGGCCGAAAGCGGGACGTGTTCTCCTCGATCAAAGGATTCGATTAGTTCACGCATTTCCCTGCTTAGAGCAAACCTCTCAACGCGACGCTTGCCATCTGGTCCTGGAAGCTCAACGTATGCGATGCTTTTCCAGAACAGCACCTTTGTTGCGTGGAACTGTCGCTTGCAAGCCTGAGCAAACACGCAACACCCAGGGTCTTTTTTCTGCGCCGACTCCACGTCCTCTGGCTGCACGAAAACGCGAAGAGATTTGTCAGAGTCGATTACCTCAACATCACCCCACAATCGCTTCACCGCGTCGTAAGACTTGTTACTCTTGCAAGACGAAAGCCGTCGTGTTTTTGACATAAAACACCTTGTAGTTACTTGGTACTTCACACTCCCGTGCGCACGTCAACGCAACGCCGCCGTGATTCGCCAAACCCTGGCACCGCTGGTCCCATTCCCTTTCCGCCGATCGCAAAACCCCACCGCCTCAATCGCCCCCCGCTGCCGCAGCCTAGCGAACACCGACCCGAAAGCCCTGGAGTCGTGCGGCACGATCCCCAGCCGCAGGCAGTGATCCACGATCTCCTCGCCGCTCCGCGGCCGACCGTCCGCGAGCAGGTCAAGAACGGCTGCCTTGGCTGCCGCGGTGTCGAAGCCAGCACGATCGGCCTTGGCGGTGCAGGCGAAGAGGGGGCCGAAGTCGATGTTGGTGGTCATGCGGATGCCCTCCCCGCCGCCTTCATCACCGCCACGAAATGCCGATCGGTGTATCGATAGTGCCCATACCTCATCTCCGGCTTCGGCAACGCTGCCATCGCCTTCTTGCAGTCGTGCCAAGTCATCGGCGACCCAATCGCCCGCAAGGCGTCAAGCACGTCGCTCCGGCGATGCCACGTCCTGCAGTGGTCGCCACGCATCTGATCGAACTGCCTCCACGTCTTCATTCGCCTGCCTCCTCTCGGAGCTTCATCACCTGGACCCTCGCCGGGGCGATCAGCTCCTCGATCCTGTCGGCTGCATCAAGCAAGGCTTCGCGGCGCGTCAGACGCCACTTCTCGACGTCTGCAGCACACCCTCCGGCGTGAACGACCACGGACCCACCGGTGATCGGTTGGACCGTCCCGTGGAACTCGTGGACCTGCAGACCCCAGCCCGTCAGCACGGGCGAGACGTTCACCTTCCAGACCTTGGGAAACTCAGCCATCGAAATACCTCCATGTATTGGCCCCGTGACGTGGGGCGGTCGGTCTCGGCTCGACGGCGGAAGTTTCCGCGACCGAGACAGCCGGTGTATGCCCGCCATGTGAGAGGGCGACGACCGCCGGCTGCGTCACACGGTGGCCGATGATTGGCAGCCACTACGGCCCGTGTCGGCCGTGATCTCCTTGATGAGTTCCTCAAGCATCTGCACGTTCTTTTGCAGCTCCGGAATGCAAGCCGCCGCGGCGTCCTGTTTCCGGTAGTGCCATGTCTCGTTGAAATGGTGATAGGTGCCGGTCAGGTCGTTCTTCACAAGCTGATTGCCCTCCATCACAACGGTGTTGGCGATCTCGTACGAGATTCGCCAGCCGTTCCAATGCGAGCCGCAGACTGTGCCTCGGTAGACAGTTGCCACGGGTGTTCTCCTAGAAAGGGATGTCATCGGAACTGGCACCGCTCGCCGCATCGGCCTTCTGCGTTGAGGTACGCTTCGGCGGAGCCTTGGCGGCCTGGACCGCCACCGGTGCCGACGACGGCAGGAAACCGTTGACGTACACACGCTGGTTCCCGTCCTGGTCGAGCACCGGCACGCCGTCCTTTAGGGCCCGCTGCGTCCTCACGACGAGCACCTGGCCGATGAGGATGTCGTCAAGGTCGGCGTCCCACGGTCGCCCCAGCGACTCGTTGAGGTTCATGGCCGACCTCTGGTCACGCTTCTCGTCGGGGTTCAGCCACTTCTCGACTTCGTTGTAGGAGTCGTTGGTGTCGCGGAAGGTAAGGACGAGAAACTTGGCCTTGGTCTTCTTGGAAACGACGGTCTTGATCTTGGTGATCGCCATCTCGTTCTCCCCATTGGGAATGACGGAAGAGGCGAAATCGTCCTCGCTGAATCTGTCGAACTTCACGACTCAATCTCCGGGGTGTGAACCTTGTTGCCGATCCGCACGATGCGGTCGGAATCTCCGATCAGTGCGTCGTCGATGATCGACTTGGCACGGTTGAAACTCATGTTGCCCTTGAGGAACGACTTCGCGGCCTCGTGGACGATCGTCATGGCAGCGTCGTGCTCGCGGCACGACCTTTTCTCGTCGTCGCTTCGACTCATGCGGTCACCTCCTCGGGCGACAAGGCTGCGCGACGCTTGGCGATGGCCGCCCCAAGCGTGTTCCGCTGGCTCTCTGTCAGGTCGCCGGACGTGACCGCCTGATTAGCGTCGTTCTCAATCGCATCCAGGTCTTCCAGGGACGCCGCGGCCTTCACGCGATCGCCCCAGCCTGGCTTGGTCGGCGTCACGCCGGCGAACAGCGGGGCGAGAGCCTCGGCCGTCATCGGCAACTCAGCCGGCAGGCCGAAACGGTTCTTGGCGTCCCACGCTGCCGTCCGCTCGGTGTGCAGCACCCGCTCCTTACCGCCGCGGGCACGGGTGCGGCCGTCGTCGCCCTCCACAAGCCGGGTTTTGTAGTTGGCGAAGAGAAGGCAGTCAGCCCATTCCTTCACCAGCGGAGCCGACTGCTTCGTGAGCTTGAGTTCGTAGCGGTCGTATCCCTCGTCGAGATCCGGCGGGTTCGTCCTCGCCACCTTGGAGTGGGCAATGAGAACTACGTTCAGACCGCGGTCGATGAGCGTGTCGCACACGGCAAGTAGTCGGCCCATAGCCTCCGACACCATCGTGTAGCCCTTGCCGAATCCGTAGTCCTCGATCGACCGTTTCTGGTCCTTGCGGAGCATGTGGTCGATCATCTGCCGCTCTGCCTTGTCGATCGTGTCGATCACGATCGTCTGAAAGCCTTGGCAGTCCCTCGCGAGAGCGTGCAGGTCGCCCTCCAGCTGCATGAAGGTGTCCACCGCCGACCGGCAAACGTCGATGTTGTTGGTCCCGTCCTCGGTATCGAGCACCAGCGGATTCGGCATCTGCGATGCCAACGTGCTCTTCCCGATCGACTCGACGCCGTAAACGACGATCCTCTTCGCCCGAACCCTGATACCCTTCGTGATTTTCAGACTCATCGCACGCACTCCCTGCGGATTTCCGCGGATGCCGCCTCCACCGCTTGGCGAAGAAACAACACGTCACCCGGGCTTGCTCTGTAGGTTTGGCCGTGGAGCCGTTCCATCGACGTGAGAAGCAGGGATGCCGCACGGTGAACCCGTGACAGCGTCGCTTCCCTCGCGGAGACCTGGCCCCTACTTGCCCTTGTGGCTGCCGTAGCCATCGCTTGAATCGCCATCCTTGCGCTCCAGTTCTGTCCTGATGATGTTCACGTCCTCGGGTGCCTCAATGCCGACACGGCACCGCGGTCTGCCTCGCAGGTGGCTCATTTCCGTGATCGTCACGACGATGTCGCGACCAATCCGGATCGACTCACCCTCGCGCCTTGTCAAAACGAGCATCCATTCCTCCATCCAGCGGGCCGGCCGTGGCCGCACTGGCTAGCGTCCTGTCACTGGCCGGCTCCGCCGGCCTCCTTCCCGCAACGATCCGTCGTTGCGGTCTCCTGATTTGTCCATGACGACCCACGCCACTGGCGGCCGGTGGCGTCTTGGCGTCGGCGAACGTCCGAAATGCGGACCATCGTCTGTATGTCGGTGTGCAACGTCTCGGCGATTTGCTCCTGCAGTTCGCCGAGCTGGTCACGGGCCTCGGCCACGGCGTCAAACAACGCCTCGGCGTCGCCGATTTCGATGCGTTCGTCGATCGAAAGGTCGATCACGTCGTTGAGCGGCATCCGCCCGACGGTGAACTCGCGGGCGTCGTTTGCCCGCTGCCGCAGGGTGCCGGCGATCACTGCGATTTGAACCGCTGCCTCCCGTCGGCCTTGCCGAAGATCGACTCCGGTGCGTCCGGTGGCGTCCAACTGTTGTGGTACGCATTCCGCCGGGCTCGCTCCTCCGGCGACCACGTCAGCCGGATGGCGGATGCTTCGAGTTGAATCAGCAACTCGTTTGGCTCCTGGACTTTTCGCTCCAGGTTGGCGTCGATCAGTGCGTCCATGCGTGCGTCCCTTCGTTTTGCGGGATGCCGTGGCGGCCTTCGTTCGCTTCTTCACGGCGTGTCCCTCGCCTTGGTTGGCCACCCATCACTGTGATGAGTGGCTTAGTCATAGGTGTACGGAAGTTCAGTTTCCGGTCAACTCGGTTTTTTGTGCGTGCGGCACGGGGAAAAGACTGAGTTGGGGAGTCGAAACGTCCGTTGACCATGCCGTTCATACGCTGGCGTATGAACGACGTTGGGGAAATATACGGAGGCGTTAGAACCTGTCAAGCGGATTTTCTGGAGAGTCCAGAATCAGCAAAAAACCGCTGAAATCAGCCGGCTTTGAATCCGCCGCGCTTGCGGCCGGTGATCCTCGGGAGCTTTGATCGCTTCCGAATCTCTGCCTCATCGAACACGCGGGCGTTGGCCGCGGCGTGGTCGCTCCACACGATGCCCTCGATGGCGAGCTGGCGGAGCCTCCCCATGCTGATGCCAAGAATCTTGGCGGCATCGCGAGTGCCGATCAGCTTTCGGTTGGTTGGGAGTGCCACGATCATGTCCTCATACTAACGCTTGCGTTACCCAAAGCAACTGTCCTGCCTGCCCGACCGCTCCATTCCCCCATCGGCAGCCCCATCGTTTGCGTCAGGGCTGCCGCGAGGAAACAGTCGTATGTCGGGCAGGTTTTCGAGTGGAGGCGAGGGGAGTCGAAATCTCACCCCCACAAGGCGGTATCCCATCGGAGGGATGTACGCCCGTGCAGTAGTTGCGTAATCTGCCCCCATAATCACCAATGGGAGGATGAGCCATGACGATCAGAGAAGTTGCCGAGCGTTACGCGCTGTTACGGGAGCTGAAACCGCACACGATCGGCCTGTACGGGATGCTGTGGGACCGGTTTGAGCGGTTCCTGGGGAGGCCCGGGACCGTCGAGGACTTCGACGACCTGCTGGTGTCGAAATACCTGCGGTGGAGGGCGGAGACACCTGGGTGGCGTGGTCGGTTGCCGGCAGCCGCCAGCGTGCGGAAAGACCGGGTGATGATTGCCGCAGTGTGGACCTACGCTGCCCGGAAGCGTTGGATCGGGGAGTTTCCTGAACTTCCAAGGATCAAGGTGCCGAAGCGGCTGCCAGTTGGCCGGGCCTACACGGCCGAAGACGTGTCGAAGCTGATTCGCACCGCCAAGAAACGGATCGGCAAGACTGGCGGATTGCCGTCGAAGTGGTGGTGGCCGACGTTTTTGTACGCGGCTGTCTGCTCCGGGGAGAGATTCTCGGCGTTGTCGGCGTTGCGATGGGATCAAGTGGACCTCGAGCGGCGGCGGGTGATTTTTCTAGGGAGCACGCGTAAGGGCTCAACGCGAGACATTGAGCGTGGCATCACGCCGCAGCTCGCCGAGATGATGGCCGAGCACCGCCGCGGGCCGGACGACCTCGTGTGGCCGTGGGATCGGCGGACCAGGAGCCAGTGGGCGAGTTTGAAGGTGTTGTGCGACTCAGCAGGGGTCAGATACAGGGGATTCCACGGTCTGAGGAGGACGGCAGCGAGTTATGCGGCACTGGCCGGCGGGACCGCGGCGGCCACGGCACTGCTCGATCACATGGATCCTTCGTTGCAGCGGGTGTATGTCGATCCCGTCATCTGCCCGACGGACGTGGGGGCGATGATGGCGATGCCGCCGCTGGATTTGGACGATCCGAAGCCCCCTGGCGGGCCGGACGTTCTTGAGTTTCGCCGGCAGGGGCCGGGAGCGGCCTAGATACGGTGCTGGAACTGGCACGTTGACGGCCCTGCGTGGCGTTCTTGTGCCAGTTTCGGCACCGTGCGGTTGCGGGCCCGTCGCGAACAGCGGCGGGCTTCTGTGGGCTTGTGGCGACCTGCCAGCGTAGGGTCAGCACTTGGGTGCC